GCAATCAAAACCACCAACCTTACAGTCCAGCTTATCCTTGAAAATGCACAGATGGCAATCTCTGGTATCTATCAAATGGATGACGATGGCATTACCAATGTGGACACTATTAACTTGGTTCCAGGAACAGTTATCCCAAAGGCTCCTGGATCTGGTGGCCTTCAGCCTGTTAATGCTGCTGGTCGTTTCGATGTTGCCAATCTTGTTCTAAACGACATGCGTTTGAACATTAAGCGTGCGCTGTACAATGACATGCTTGGTGATCCAAACCGTACCCCTGCTACTGCTACTGAGATTGCAGAACGTATGGCTGATTTGAGCCGCCGCATTGGTTCTGCATTTGGTCGCCTTCAGGCAGAGCTTGTTCAGCCTTTGATTCAGCGTGTCGTTTACATTCTGAAAAAGCAGGGTCGTATTGACTTGCCTACAGTCAATGGTCGTGAGGTGAAAGTCCGTAGTATCTCACCTCTTGCACAGGCACAAGCTAATCAGGATATTACAACCGTAGACCGCTTCCTAGAAGTTGTTGGTGGACGCTTTGGGCCTGAGATGGTGAATATGCTTATTGACTCCGAAGAGACTGCCGTTTACCTTGCTAGGAAGTTCGGCGTTCCAGAATCACTGATTAGGGATGAGGCCGAAAGGGAACGGATACAACAACTCATGCAACTTATGCAGCAACAGCAGCAACCACCGATTCAGTAATGTCTAACATTGGTATTGATGGGTATTCTCGCCCTCAAGAGGAAGACGAGCGCATATCTCGAAACATTAAGAGTCTGTTCCTGAATGATCAGGGACGGGAAGTCCTTCGCTACTTACGATCCATCACACTAGATGCCGTAGCTGGTGGGGGCATTAGTGACGCTGAACTTCGTCATCTAGAAGGTCAGCGTTTTATTGTTGCTCTGATTGAGCGACGGATTAAACATGCAGAAAAGGTAGAATCTAAATGAGTGAAGCAACAGATAATGTAGCGCAGGAAGGCGTTGCACCTGAAGCGACCGCAGAGGCAAGCCGCCCTGAGTGGTTGCCTGAAAAGTTTAAGACACCGGAAGATCTTGTAACATCCTACTCCAGCCTGGAAAGCAAGCTGGGCAAGGGTCAGGAAGAGCTTCGTGAAAGCATCATGGGTGAGATTGAAGCAGAAGCCTTTGCTAATCGCCCTGAGTCTGCTGGAGACTATCAGCTTGCTGAGGGTCTTGAAGAGCTTGCGTCTGATCCAAGTGTTGAATGGTGGGCAAACTTTGCTTGGGAGAATGGCTTTAGCCAAGAAGAGTTTGAAGAAGGTCTTGCTCGGTTTGCTCCAGAGCCACAAGATCTTGATGCTGAACTGGAGAAACTTGGTGACAATGCGAGTGCTCGTGTTGAGGCTGTTTCTCTTTGGGCGCAGAAGAATGTGCCAGAGGAGTTGAGCAATGAGGTCTTGCGTCTAGGTGAGACCGCAGAGGGTATTGTTCTTCTTGAGCACCTGATGGGTATGATTGATTCAACTAGCATTGCTGGTGATGACGCAAACACAGCGCAGCTTCGTCGTGAAGAGCTAGAAACGATGATGAAAGATCCGCGTTACTGGGATCCATCAAAACGTGACTCAGGTTTTATTAGACAGGTTGACGAAGGCTTTCAAAAGCTGTATCGTTAGGTTCCTTTCGGTTAATGGAAGAGGGCGGCTTATGCCGCCCTTTTCTATTGCGTTAAAATAATATTTCAGGCATTATTGCTTCGTGAGGCCCGTATCAAGCGGACAGCCCCTTATGGGATAACTGGATGATGCGTCGAGCGGATAACCATGCAATCTGAAACTAACTTGTAACTTTTGTTTTAAGGAACTGTACTATGGCTAATACCATTAATAATGCGTTTATCACGCAGTTCGAAACCGAAGTGCATCTTGCTTATCAGCGTATGGGTTCGAAGCTCCGCAACACCGTACGTCAAGCAAGCAATGTAACTGGTTCGACTGCAAAATTCCAAATCATTGGCAAAGGCACGGCAAACACGAAAAGCCGTAACGCTGATGTCACTGGCATGGAACTGGCTCACAGCAATGTAACTGTGACGCTGACGGATCACTATGCACCGGAATACATCGACAAGCTCGACGAACTCAAAATCAACATTGATGAGCGTCAAGCTGTTGCACAATCCGCTGCATATGCTCTGGGTCGCAAGACTGACGAGGTGATCTACACTGCTATGGATAGCGGCGCTAACGCTACTGCAATCCATGACACTTCCAGTGCTCTGGAAAAAGCTGACCTTCTGTCTCTGTTCGAAACATTTGGTGCTGCTGACATTCCTGAGGATGGCGGTCGTTATCTGGCAATGAACCCGAAAGGTTATGCTGACCTGTTCGCAATCGACGAGTTTGCTTCGAGCGACTATGTTGGTGAGCAGAATCTGCCTTTCGCTGGCGGCATGACAATGAAAGAATTCCTTGGCTTCAAGGTATTCTCAACTTCGGCTATCACTGCTGGTAAAAACATTGCTTACCACCAGTCTGCTGTTGGTCTTGCTGTTGGCTCCGATGTTCAAACTGAAGTCAATTATGTGCCGCAAAAAGTTGCACACTTGATTGTCTCTCACATGAGCATGGGTGCGGTTGTCATTGACGACAACGGTGTTTACGAAGTCCGTGACAACAACACATAAGAAGGAGAGTAACTAATGGCTTACACTGCTGACTCTCTTTCAAATATTGCAACGACTTCGGGTAACAACCTTTGGTTTTACCGGACCGATGATGCAATGAGTGTTGTTCGCGCACCGGATTACTTTGTTGATGCAATCGACATGATCCGCTTGTACGACGTAATCATTGTGATGGCTGACATTGATGGAACGCCAGACCTGAAAATCACATATTGCAATGCCAATAACGGCACTTCGATTGATGTGGTTGATGGCTTGACGCTTCCAACAACTGACACTGACGCATAATGCGGTGAGGGGGTGGCTTGCGCTGCCCCCTCATTTATTAACTAGGGAACGATATGACTTCTACTGCTGCTAATAGTGCAATCGATATTTGTTCTCGCGCTCTGATCTTGATCGGGGCTGACCCTATTACATCGTTTAATGATGACACCACTGAAGCTCTTGTGGCTTCCAATATGTATGAGGATGTCGCTCGCTCCCAGCTTACCCTGATGCGCTGGCGTTTTGCCACTAATCAGGCCCAGCTATCTGCTCTTGATGCGGCTCCTACTGGTCGTTTTGATACTGCTCACCAACTCCCATCTGGAGTTCTTTTGGTAAATGCCGTTACGATTAACGACCACCCGATTGATTTTACCGTTTACGGCGACAAGGTTTACAGCGACGCATCTAAGAATGATGTTGTTGTAGCTGATTATATTTACCGTGCTGACGAAACAGACTGGCCTTCTTACTTTGTTATTGCTGTGGAGTATGTGCTTGCCGCAATCTTTGCTACTTCGATTGCACGAGATGGTGCTCTTTCTGATGCGCTTGAGTCTAAGGCAACCGTTTACATGGCAAAGGCTCGTAGCACTGATAGTCAGCAGCAGACTACACGCAAACTTACGACTTCGAGGTTCCTGACTGAAAGGCGCTCGTAATGCCGAAGCTAAATATTCCCTTCAATAGCTTCCAGTTTGGAGAAACGAGTCCTTCATTTTCATCTCGTATTGACTCGCAGCTATACCAAGCCAGTGCTCAGAAGGTCAGGAACTTTCTGGTGTTGAGTGAGGGTGGTGTTAGGAAACGTCCTGGCACTGAATATATTTATCAATTCGACAATACGGTGAACTCTGATGAAGAGCTTGAGGTTCGTATTGAGCCATTTATCTTTTCGGATGATGAGCGATACATCTTTGCGTTTAGCAATAATGAGATCGACATCTTTCGTATAGACCCCTCTACAGGGGCCATATCTCGCGCTACAGGGGCAACGGGATCTTCTAGCTGCCCATGGACTACCGCCATACTAAAAGAGCTTCGTATGGCAACCTCAGGCGATACAATGGTGGTTTGTCACGAGACGTTTGATCCTCTTGTGATAACCCGCACTGGGGCCACAACATTTACCTTTACTGATTTTGCTTTTGACACCTATCAACTTGGCGCAGATGATGATGCTAATAAGTTGGAAGATATTCCGCTTCAACCTTACTTTAGTTTTCAGAACCAAGGCGTAACCCTTACGCCCAGCACATCGTCTGCGAGCACCACTGCAACGCTAACATCGAGTGCCGATTACTTTGAGACTGGGCATGTTGGCACATTCCTTTTGGTGGGTTCTACTCCTGTTAAGATCACAGCCCGATCAAGCTCTACTGTAGTAACCGTTACCATTCCTGAGGGTGGTTTGTATCGAGAACTTTTGCCGGATAGCATGGAAGTGTTTAATGGCTTGCAGATTGTTCGGATAACACTTGAGAATCACGGATTTACTGAAGGCGATAGCTTTACGGTTGGTAGTGATGTTGCGGGTCTTGGCGGGATTAGTAGTAGCAATCTTGCTGGCGCTCAAACTGTTAGTGCTGTTATTGATGAGAATACTTTTGAGTACGATTGTGGTCACTCTGCAAACTCTTCCGCTATTGGTGGGGGTGGCACAAAAATATTTAGTACCAACCCTATATTTGAGTGGGCAGAGCAGTCTTACTCTTCGTTGCGTGGCTACCCATCAGCAGTAACCTTTCATGAGGGGCGTTTGTGGTTTGGGGGGACTACATCTCAACCAGGTCATGTTTGGGCCAGCAAGTCTAATAACTTCTTTAACTTTGACATTGGGACTGGGGCTGCTAACGATGCGATTGACTTGGGTACTAGCTTTGGTGAGTTCAGTCACATTCGGCACTTGGTATCTAATCGTGACTTGCAAATATTTTCTGCAAGCTCTGAATCATACATTCCTTCGTTTACTAACCAGCCTATCACGCCATCTAATGCTGTAATCAAACGCCAGACTCCGTTTGGTTCATCATATGTAACGCCACACCCCTTTGATGGTGCAACCCTGTACGTTCAGGCTTCTGGCAAGATGCTTGGCTCATACCTCTATAGTGAGGTAGAGCAAGCCTATAATACTGACAATGTAAGTTCAGTTGCCTCACATCTAATGCTTGATCCGGTTCAGTCTGCTTACATTAGCGGTGGGTTTGATCGCTCAGAGTCTTACATATTCCTTGTAAATGGTGATGGCACTATCTCTGTCTTTTACGCAAACCGAGCAGAAAAGAAAGCTGGGTGGATGAAGTGGGATACCCCTGGCAAGTTCCACTCTATGTGCGCTGTGGATCGTCGTTTGTTTTGCGTGTCTGTTCGTGATGAGGGCGACGGTACAGATCGATACTACTTGGAAGAGTTCAAGGAAGATATGCCTATGGACTTCTGTAAAGAGTATAGCGGATCAGCTAGTGTGTTTGACGTGAGTTCTGTTTTTGAAGATGGTGCTACTGTAAAGGTTGTTAGCGGAACAGACTATCTTGGTGAGTTTGATATCGACTCTGATCAGGAAGTAGACGCTTCTGCTGTCAAGGCTGGTTTGACCACAGCATACATTGGCTATCAGTTTGACCCGATTCTTGAGACGCATCCTATTGATGTCTTGATACCTGGACAGACGATGACAGGCAAGCCAAGAAAGGTTAATATGGTAACGCTGGATTTGCTTGACACGCTGTCTGTTGCAGTGAATGACAAGAATATGATCCTGCGGAATGTTAACGATGACTTCTCTCTCGACCGATCAAAGTTTACTGGTCAGAAGGAGTTTAGGCTTATTGGGATCAAGAAAGATCCTACGGTTAAAATTACTCAGTCTGTTCCCTTCGACTTGCAGGTGAACGGCATGGTAGTGGAGATTAATTTCTGATGTGGCAAATTACGGCAGCATTGGCTTTAGCTTCGGGTATGCAAAGCGCTGCGGCTTATCGCAAGGCTGGCAAACAAGCTCGTCGTGAAGCTGTTCGTCAAGCGGCAGAGTTAGAGCGCTCTAAATCTGATATTGCCCTTGCTGCAAGACAGGATCATCAAAACAGGATGATGCAGTTTCAGGATCTTGTTTCTTACAACTCTGCTGCTGCGGCTGCAACTGGTCGTGAGGGTAGAAGCATTGAGGCATTGAGGAAACGCGAACAAGATTTGTATTCAACTGATATTAATCGTTTGAATGAACAGGCTATGCGAGAAACTGAAAAAGTAGAGCGTCAACGTCAGGCTGTTCTTGCGGGTGGTGCTGCTGCCCGATCTCAGTATAGAGAGATGGCACGTCAAAGCCTTTTGGGAGCGGCTTTCACAACTGCACAAATGTTTGACTCAAGCATTTTCTCTGGTAGGGAAACTGCTGGTGGAACAAGTGGTGTGGGGTCAGCAAAGCCAGGAGTTTCTAGATCAAGTCAAACTGGCGGTGGGGTTTTATATTAATGGTTGAGATTAAAAGAACTCGTGGTGGTCAGTCCTTTGTAAACCGTCCTATTGGTGTCGCTAACACATCCGTAGGTCGGGATAAGGTTTATGCTGAAAAAGCTCAGACTGCATCTATGGTGTCTAAGGCATTGTTCGACCTAGTGCCTCAACAGCAGGTCGCAGAAGCAGAAACGATTGCTAAGAAAATATCCGTTCAGGATGAGAACGGAAACTTTACAGAAGTTGATGTTCCTAAGTCTCTTGGGCGGTATGGGCGTGAAGCCTTGGGCGAGGAGTTGCAACGTCGTTATTCTACTGTTGTAGAAAATGATGGCGTTGTTAGGGCTGCGGAGATTGCTAGGGAATCTAATGGCAACCCCGATGTATTTAATCAGCAATGGACTGCTTACACGCAGGAAACTCTTGCTCAGATTGGCGAGTCTGGTGGCGGGGATTATGTTGATCAAGCAACAGCGACGCTTGCTCAAACTGGTGCGAGGGTTTACCAGAAACTAGCTATTGATCGAATCCAACAGCAAGAGACTGATGCTATAAATGCTTTCTCTGTTAATATACAAACAACCGCCGATCAAATTCAGTCTTTTACACGAGCACAGGATTTTGATAATGCTCGCAGATTGCTGAATAGTGCAACATCAAAGATTCAAGCCAGCACTCTTTTGGATGATGAGCAAAAAAATAATTCAATAGCAGAGCTTGAGAGAAACTTTAGGTTTCAAGCTACCCGTGTTTTGATTGGAGAGGTTCCAGTAAAAGATCTTCCTGCTTTGCAGATTGCTTTTGCAACTGGTCGGCAGAAAGATATTGAAAAGATCTCCCCAGAGATGGCGCTTCTTGCAAAAGATCTTAGTGATGCAGATCAGTCTCAAGTCGCTGCTGATATAAGCATTGTTAGCACAAGGTCTAAAGAACTTGCCTTGCAACAGGATAAGCAGGTGCAGTTAGGTCAGGCTTTGCTGGCAGATGGGCCAATAACAGAAGATCAAATGAAAATGCTTTCTGAAAGCCCAGAGTTTCAGGCAATGAGCATCCAAGAAAAGAATAGGGTTTTTGTGCGGGCTGGTCGTTACGATGACAGAACTATGGGCATGTACAAGAGGGTTTTGTCTGGAGATCATCAGGCGTTCAGTGATGCTGACCTTCTTTTGGCTGCTCAAGTGCATCAAACCAATTCTGTACGAACCGACTCCCAGGGAAATCGTTACAGAGTAAATATGGGGCTTAGTGAAAAAGAAGCCTTTCGCATGGACTTTGTAAACAATTATCGTCTGCAAAATGGTGATGCTAGTATTCGTGATGCCTACTCTATGATTGCCGCTGCCGAGACTGACCCGAATATGATTCAGGGCATAGTTAATGCTGCCGAAGAGCAAGAGATCCCAACTAAAGGCAAGTCATCCTTTGAAATTATGGATAAGGTTCTTGAGACGAGCATGTTTGAACGGGGAGGAACTCTTTCTAAACTTTCGCCGCAACAAAGAAAACGAGTTTTGCCTATTGCTATGGAGGCTATGAGAGTTAGTCAGTACAACCTGGATATGGCTATGGACAAGGTTCATTCCTTTGTAGATGAACGATTAAAGACTTCACAATACATGCCTCCAGGCTCTTATAGTTTTGACACTCCCGAAGCTACTATAGGCTTTATGGAGGGGGTTCAGTATGCAGAGCTTTTTGCTGGTGGGCCAGAACAGATTGGCCCTGCCGATAATGACTTTGAGTGGACGGTAAACTCAATGTTAAAAGATTATGGGCTAGACGATCAGTACCTTATTGGGAGGTTTGGTCGCAAGGAAGGTCGTCAGGAGGCGTTTCTTAGTCCCATTGCTGGTCGCACCAGCCAACAATATGGTGAGTATATTTTGGTTGATAAGAATCGTGTGCCCATCCTAAAGAAAAACGGCAACCCAATCGTTGTAACTACAAATACATTTAACAATCAATTCAAGAAGTATAAGATTAAAAGAGAGCGAGATGCTCGTAAGAGACAGAATCTTGCCCAAGAAGTAGCAAAGGCTAATCGAGACTTTGAAAGCAATCTTGGCCTCGTCAAGTTTAGAGGGGCTATATATTGAGCGAGGCAGTTTCTAAGATGTCTGACCTGTTTCTTAAGCCTAATCCAACAGATCAGTTTATTATTGAGGACGAGCCATCTTTTGCTGACTCGTTCAAGGCTGCTTACGGGTATCAGTATGCACCAATTATTTCTCGCGCCCAAGAAGAAGTTACATTTGGTGGCGTTGCTAGAGATCCAGACTTTGATCCCTTTGATTTTGCTCAAGGGTACGAAGGCTATGAGGACGACATAGTACGGGCTAAGAACGCTGATCATCTAGACTTTATCAAGAACTCTATTGATGAAAACCTGCGGCGACGCAAGGTTATGGAAGAGGCTGATTTTTTTTCTGGCGCTCTTGTTGCTGGAATTGTTGATCCCCTGAACATTGCTTTTGCTATTCCGGTGTTTGGTCAGATTGGTTTGACAGCAAAGGTTGGTCAGGCTGCTACCAGTGCCGCACTTGCATCTGCGAGTGCTGCTGCTGCTGCTGAGGTTGTTCGCGCTCCGTTTGATCCTGTGAATACCACGGGCGAAACAACAATGAATCTGCTTACCACCACCGCTTTTGGTACAGTTCTAGGAACGGCCCCTAGTGCTATACGAAGTGTTGCGGGTAGCTATACTCGATCTGCTAAAAACCTGAGATCCATTTCAGAGAAGCAGGATGTGGATTTGTTTACGGAGGTTCCTGGGGGATCTGGCCTCAAGGAAACGGGAGCTACAGATAGTTGGTGGTTTAGACTTATTCCGACTCCAGGCAAAAGGCTTTTGACTGACAAGGAGCTTCCCGAGCTTATTAAGGATATGTATGTCCGCATGGAAGGCAACGGGGCTATGGCTCTGGAAAAGAACCTTGCGGGTAAGGGTGTTCAGTCTATTAGGCAGCGCAATCCTATCTACACTATGAAAGCCCGTAACTTCATTGCAGATCTTCGTGCTGAGTACAATCTTGAAGTAAAGGGCAGGAAGTCTTTGGTTGGTGTTGCTGGCATTGACTATGAAGATCCGGCTCGTGTCTTTGGCTTCAAAGGTAATTTTGGTAAGTGGTTTGGCGATACGGTTGATAGGTATATCCAAATGAGCGATCCTGCTGCCCGTGCTTCTGCAAAGATTACCGAGGCAGAAGAGCGTGTTTTTAAAAGGATCCGTGATTTTAACAATGAGTTTCTGCAAGACGCTCAAGATGTTGGGCTGTTGCAGGATGTAACTAACATTGACAAGTTTCTTGTTGGTGCTCGTGATCAGCTTGACGTTGTTCGAACTCGCCAGCAGGAGCTTGACCTTTCCAATGTGACTGATCCTGCTCGTCGATCTTCTGAGGCTCAACGGTTAGCAACAAAAGCTGAAGAGCTAGAGGCAAGCATAAAGTATTACGAAGGTTTCAAGAAGTATTACGCTGGGTCTCGCAGTGATTACATTATGCCGATTTACTACGACAAAGCTCGTCTTGCTGCTGATGAGGCTTTGAAGGGTCAGTTTACTGATGTTGTTGAGCGTAATATTGCAAAAGAAACTCACTACTGGGATAACGAACTTGGTGAGTGGTTAAGAAAGCCAGCAAACTTTAATGCTCGTGAGCGTGCGGAAAAGATCGTTGGAAGCATCTTGGGTGAAGAAGAGCCAGATCTTAGCGGCTCTGAGTTCAAGATGACTGGCAGCAAGCACTTGCGGCATCGTGCTCTCAACATACCTATTAGCGAAATCAAAGACTTTATCATCAAAGACGAGCGCGTTTTCTTTAGCTATGCACAGAGAATGGGTCGCCGTATTGAGTGGAGCCGGAACTTCGGAAACAAGAATATTGATGACGTTCTTGATGAAGCTGTTGAGGAAATGGAAAGGGTTGGCCTTTCTGAAAAAAAGATTGCCCAAGTAAAACGCGATCTTTCTAGCGAGTATGTTCGCGTTATGGGGCAGGTTATTCGCAACCCAGATAGCTTTACCAATCAGGCAGCACAAGCCTTGAAGGAAGCATCTGGCCTTACTTACCTGCACGGTGCTGGTATTAGTGCTGTAGCTGACACTGGGATGATTGTTTTCGAGAGGGGCTTGGGAAAGATTCTTGCCCCGCTTGTAGATCAAACTGGCAATGTTGGAGAGTTGTTTTCAAAGGCTAAGAAGGATGTCGAGCGCATTGTAGAGGGTACCCAATATGTAATTCCTGGGGTTCAGCAACGGGTTATTGGTGACTCTCTTGAGGGGTTTAACCCTAATTTTATTGAGCGTGTATTTAATCCAGTTACCTCTGCTTTTTACAACATCCCCCTGATTGGAAACAATCTCGGTGCAATGACAAGATACGGCAAGATTGTTGATGGCACATACAGGCAATCAGAGTTGATTGATATGGCTGTTCGTGTTGCCAAGAATGATCGCAATGCTGGGCTTGATGTTGAGTATCTTGCTCGTTACGGCATAGAGATTGAAGACGCAAAGCGTATTGCTGCAATGAGCGATATTTGGGAAGTGTCTGATAGTGGAAACTTTTACTTTGCTAACCGCAGCGCATGGCCTGTGGAGACAAAAGCGCAGCGTGATCTTGCATTAAAGTTTGACACAGCCATGAACTCTGGCGCTGGCAACACCATTATGCACGCCACATCTTTTGACAAACCAATGATTGTTGATGGGGTTGTTTATGTCCGGCATTACCCTTGGATGGAAAAGCTACCTTTTGGTAAGTTGACCATAGACAAACGCGCTTCTACCGAAAACATTAAATATGCTCGTCTTGAGTCTAAAGCACTTGCATTGCCGTTCCAGTTTATGAACTTCTCGCTTGCAGCTACCAACAGAATTACAGCACAGATGTTTGACCCATCGCGTCGTTATCGTGTTCAGGGTGCGATTGCTTTGTTTACGATGGCTTACTTGTCACTATCAATTAAGAAGCCTGACTGGTGGTTTGAGACTAAATCTTCTGGGGAGTTAGCTGCTAGGATTGCAGATCAGTCCGGTATCTTTGGCATTTACTCTGATCTTGCTTATATGGGCCTTCACGCTGCTATTGCTAACGATGTTCCAGGTCTCAAGAACTTGCCAGGGAAGTACACCCCGACTGGGTATGATTCTCTTTTTGACCCCTTGGGTGCTGGCCCAGGTATGGCTCGTGAGTGGGTTTTGGCTGTTGATGAGATGCTTTCTGGTGATGTTGACAAGGGCAAGTCAAGATTCTTTTACAACACTCCGAGCCTTCCCTTGCTGGCCCTTCTTGGTCTCAACGAAGACTCTAAGGAACTTTGGTTGAAGTAAAAACTGTGCTAGGATTCGCAAATGGCTATTAATATCGCAGACAATAACCCTCGTATTGCATATACCGCCACCGCAGGGCAGACGGTATTTACAATTCCGTTTGAGTTTTTTGATGATGTCGATATTAACCTGTACATTAACGACACGCTCAAGACCATAACTACAGACTACACGCTTTCTGGTGGTGATGGCTCTACTGGCACCGCTACCTTGACCACGGGTGCTACTGTTGGTGATACGATTGTTATTACTCGTGATGTGGAGCTTGAAAGAACTACAGACTTTCCACCCTCTGGCCCGTTCCAGGTAAACTCCCTGAACACCGAGCTTGACAAGATTATTGCTATGATTGCTGACCAGCAGGATCTTGCAAGCCGTGGTATTACTCTTTCTGACTCCGATACAAGCACCACTGCTGAATTGCCGAGCGTTACAGACCGTCAGGGGCGTGTTCTTGCTTTTGAGGCATCTAGCGACACAAATCCTGGCAAGCCTATTGCTGGGCCTCTGGTGGCTGATGTAACCACTATTTCTGCTGTGACTGCGGATATTGCCACACTTGCAGACATTGAAGATGGAACAAATGCAACCGATGCAATCTCTGATGTTGCGGCTATCGCATCTAATGTAAGTACTGTTGCGGGTGTGTCTGATAATGTGACTACTGTTGCTGGTCAGACAACCAATATGCAGAATGTCACAGACAACCTGAGTGCCATTCAGAACGCTGCTACCAATGCAACAACGGCTACCACAAAGGCAGCAGAAGCGGCGTCGTCTGCTACTGACGCGCAAACAGCACAGACCGCCGCTGAAACCGCTCAGACTGCGGCTGAGACCGCCGAAACAAACGCAGAAACAGCACAAACCGCAGCAGAAGCCGCACAGGCTGCGGCTGAAACAGCAGAGACAAATGCGGAAACTGCTGAGACAAATGCAGAGGCGGCGCAAACGGCAGCAGAGACAGCCGAAACAAATGCGGAGACCGCACAAACTGCGGCCGAAGCTGCGCGAGATGCGGCACAAACATCAGAAACCAATGCCGCAACATCAGAAACCAATGCTGCAACGTCCGCTAGTACCGCCACCACAAAGGCCACAGAAGCCTCTGACAGTGCTACTGCTGCTGCTGCTTCTCAGGTTGCTGCTGCGGCCTCGGCTGCTTCGGCTGCAACTGCCTATGATAGCTTCGATGACCGTTATCTCGGCGTGAAAACGGCTGACCCAACTCTCGACAACGACAATAATGCGTTGGTCGAGGGGGCGCTGTACTTCAACAGCACAGCTAACGAGATGCGCGTCTATGACGGAGCAAACTGGATCGCAGCAAGCTCGGCTGGCAGCGTGTCTTTGCTTGAATACAACTACACGGCGACTGCCGGGCAAACTACATTCTCCGGCAATGACGATAGTTCAAACAGCCTGTCCTACACTGTAGACAACATCATCGTGACCCTGAATGGTGTCGTGATGGAAAACGGCACGGACTACACAGCTACAGATGGCACTAGCGTAGTCTTGACTGACGCTGCTGTTGTGGACGATGAGCTAAATGTAATCGCGTTCAAATCATTTACGACCGCCGATATGGTGTCAGCTACGAATGGCGGCACATTCCAAAACGATATTACTATTAACGGCGACCTGACCGTCGATACAGATACGCTGGTGGTCTATGCCACGAATAATCGGGTTGGCATTGGTACGAGTTCGCCTAGTTTTCCATTAGAAGTTGCAGACGAGTCAAACTTAATACAGCTTATTCCTTCTTCACGCCAAATAAGAACAGAAGGCGGTGATAGTGTCCTTGATAGTTCTGATGGCGATTGGGTGTTTGAAATTTCAAACAATGAGGCAATGCGCATCGACAGCAGCGGGAATGTCGGCATTGGCACGAGTTCACCTAGCACTGATTTGCACGTATATGGTTCTTCACCAGAATTGCGTGTTCAATCCACAGCCACTAATAATGGTTATATTAGGTTTATAAACACAAGTGGCTCAATGTCCGTAGGTATGTCTGGTTCTGCCGCAAACCAATTCCTTCTTTATGATAGAGCAAACTCTCATGCTGCTTATGTTTATACTGGTGGAGCATCGGGTAGCCATACTTGGAGAACAAACAACACAGAACGCATGCGCATCGACAGCAGCGGGAATGTTGGTATTGGCACGACTTCGCCACAAAGCACCCTCCACGTTGACGGAGATATTAGGTACTTTGGCAGGTTATTGCCAGGCTCTGCTGACGCTGACGGTTCGGCAACTTCTCCTTCAATTCCTGTTGGCTATGACTACAACACTGGTTTTTTTAGACCCTCCGCCGATACCATAGGTTTTACTACGGCTGGCACAGAACGTATGAGAATAGCGGGCGGCAGCGGTGAAATCGGTATGGGTATGGGGGCAGCATCTTCGGTTCGTTTGGCTGTTGCTTCTGACTCGGCGTTCATTATGGTTGGGCGTGAAAGCACAGGGGTTACGGACAAGTTTCGTATTGAGGCGGATGGTGATGTTCGCAATACAAATAACTCCTATCTCGGAATTTCAGACCAAAATCTAAAGCAAGACATTGCTGCTAGTGGGTCGCAGTGGGACGACATAAAGGCCGTTCAAGTTAAAAACTATCGCCTCATCAAGGAAGTTGCTGACGATGCAAATGCGCCGACATATCTTGGTGTAATCGCCCAAGAACTTGAAGCGTCTGGGATGGGTGGTCTGGTTAAAGAGAGTGCAAAGCAACTCGACGACGGAACGTATAGCGACACAGAAACAGAAAAGAGCGTCAAGTATTCCATCCTCTACATGAAGGCTGTGAAGGCTCTGCAAGAGGCAATGACCAAGATTGAAACACTGGAAACTAAAGTTGCCACGCTTGAAACAGAGAACGCAACGCAAGCGACCACGATTGCCGACTTTGAAACACGCATCGCAGCACTGGAGGCAAACTAATGTCAAAAGCAAGACAACTAGCACAAAAGCCTAGCCAGCCTACGGGTCGGAAGAACCTGATTATCAATGGTGCTATGGAGGTGGCACAAAGACTTGGAGGCGCAACAACAAAAAGCACATCAGAAAACGCTGTTTTCATAACAGATAGGTGGGACAATCCTAATGCGGGGACAAGCTCGGCAGTAGTTGACTATAGTATTGAGTCTGATGTTCCATCTGGAACGGGCTTTGCAAATAGCTTCAAAATCAAAACAAACGACACATACACGACAACAGCAACAACCTTGAGAGCGTTTCGTCACAAGTGGGAAGGCCAAGACCTTCAGCACATTCAAAAAGGAACGGCAAACGCACTACCCCTTACGGCTTCTTTTTGGGTTAAGTCAAACACAACGGGAAATATTGTTGTAGAGCTATTGGACCGTGATTCTGCATTTAGGCACATATGCGCCTTGGTTGAAATAACTGTAGCAGACACTTGGGAATACAAAACTGTTACGTTTGATGGAGATACAACAGGCGCACTAGATGACGATACGAACGCAAGCCTCGATATAGCTTTTTACTTTAGTATGGGCAGTAATTATACATCAGGAACTCTGGCAACATCTTGGGCTTCTTATGTTGCTGGAAACAGGGCTGCTGGAATATCACTTGCTGGCGGAGATTTTGGTTCATCAACAAATAACTACATACAGTTTACAGGCGTTCAACTCGAGGTCGGCAGCACCGCCACTGAGTTTGAGCATCGCAGCTTTGGTGAAGAGTTGCGGTTGTGTCAACGTTACTATTATATGGTGGCAGATGGGGCGGTAGACACCACGCAGTTTATTGGGTCTTGTTACGCTCACACAGACACGGATTACAGGGCATTTATTACAATGCCTGTATCTATGAGGGCAAACCCCAGCCTCGAAAACCCAACAGTTACGGATGATTATCGTTTTGTTATTGGTGGCCCAGCAGCAACAACCGACACAGTCGATGATTTTTTTCTGCTTGATAGCGATGCAAACAGTAAAAACTTTGTTGTGATAAGAAATAATACCGACATAACAGACAATAACTGTGGTGGCAGGGCAGGCTATGTTCAGCTTTTTGGTAGCTCGTCTCACCTTGCGTTGGATGCGGAGATATAAATTATGGACGAAATGAATATTACATTCGCTAAGTACACGCTCAACGATGACGGGCAAAACTCAGCGATTACCGCTACAATAGATGGCAAGCGGTACAGTGTGCCTATGTCCTCTGGCAACCGCCACTACGACGAAATCATGCGCCAAGCAGAAGCTGGAACACTAACCATTGAGGATGCGGACTAATGACCGAAGAAGCAAAAGCAGCAATAGATGGCGTGGCGGGGGCTACCACCCTCGGTGCCTTCTTTTCGTGGATACCAGAGGCCACGGCTGTCGCCGCTTTGGCTTGGTGGCTCATCCGTATCTTTGAAACTGAGACTGTGAAGAGTTGGCTGAAGAGGTAGTCATGAACTTCGGGGAGACACTCCTCCAATGGTGGCCTGTAATCACAGCGTTCTTTGTTGGAGCGTGGTGGGTTTCGCGCAACATTTCCAAACTTGAGGCGCAGAACAACACGCATGAAGAGCGGCTGCGTCAGATAGACAAGAAGATTGAACAACTTTTTTCTTTGTGGAATCACCACATCGACCGATTACTAAACGAGAGATCAAAGGATAAGTGATGCTAGGGCTACTTAAAATTGCTGGTGGTCTTGCCAGCAGCTTCGTTGAAGGCAAAGCAGAAGAAACCAAAGCCAAGGCAAAAGCCAAAGTAATGAAAGCAGAAGCCGAAGCGGTTGTAATGCAGAAGGTTGCAACGGGTGAGGTTGATTGGGAAAATACAATGGCTGATGCCACCAAGGGTAGCTGGAAAGACGAGTATCTGATTATTGTTCTTACCATCCCTGCCATTCTTGCTTTCATTGATGCAGATATTGTGCAGCGTGGCTTCAAAGTTCTCGAATCTTTGCCGGATTGGTATCAAAACTTGCTGTATATTGCTGTAACTGCCAGCTTCGGAATCAAAGCCACTGACTTTATCAAAGGCGGTCGCGGAAAAAAGTAACAACTCCCGTAGAGAACCAGAGCCTATCCTCCTGGTTTGATCTGCGGGAGCTTACCAAGAGCCAGACAGCAACACGTCGTGGCATAGACAACACCCCTACACCAAAGCATGTAGAGAACCTCAGGGGCTTGTCTAAAGCAATCCTAGACCCCCTGATGGATCAATACCCCACCGGATTTGTAATCACATCTGGATACCGATCGAAAGCTCTGTGCAAGGCACTGGGCAGCAAAACAACCAGCCAGCACGCAAAGGGTGAGGCTGTTGATTTTGAGGTGATGGGGATCGACAACTATGATGTTGCTTGTTGGGTGCGAGACAACCTTGAGTTTGATCAGCTTATACTTGAGCACTACACGAAGGGCGATCCTGATAGCGGTTGGATTCATTGCAGCTATAAAACCTGTGGACACAATCGCAAACAAGTCCTAGTGTTTGATGGTAAGCGTTACACGGAAGGGCTTGCTAAGTGATTGATTTTGATTCTGATGAAGAAGGCATCATTGGTTTTTCAATGCATGTTATTGAAACGCCAGAAGGCAACGCCGCAGTCTTGCTAACGCTTGACGAAGGGGGGCTAGACGACGCTCAGATACTCGCTGAAGAGATTATGGAGCATCTCGAAAACATAAGCCCTGGACAAATCCACTAACAGGAGAAAGTAATGGGGAAGAGTATAAGCGATGACATCGTGCTCGAAACTGTATCTGCATACAAGGATTGCAACGAGTCAGCAAACATGGTGTCTCAAGTTATGAAGATACCACGGTCTACTGTGCGGCATCGATTGAAGGTTGCGCGCGAGCGTGGCTTCTTAGATGAAGAGATGATCGAGACTGACACATACAGCATTGCTGTGCTGCCGGATGAAGATGAAGCTATTGAAACAATAGTTGATCAACTGACAGATCGTTTTGAGAAGCGTCGTAAACATCTTGAAGCAAAACGCTGGCAAAACATTCGTATGAAGTCCAATGAACCGATTGGTCTTCTCTGGATGGGCGATCCACACCTAGACGACAATGGTTGTGACTGGCCTGTCCTTCGTGATCACATTAGGATTATACAGGAAAACGATGGCATATACGGATGCGGTCTGGGTGACTATCAAAATAACTGGATCGGTAGATTGTCTCGCTTGTATGCAGAGCAAGACACATCTCACGCTACAGCTTGGCGATTGGTTGAGTGGTTTATTGAAAATATCAATCCACTTATTCTGATTGGTGGCAACCACGATATGTGGTCAGGCTCTGGTGATCCTATCAAGTGGATGACCGAACCCCACACCATTCATGGTGATTGGGAAGCTCGTGTTTCCATCAACTTCCCGAATGGTCAGCAGTGCCGGATTCATGCGGCTCACGACATGCCAGGCCACAGTCAATGGAACCCGCTACACGCACAGCAGAAGATGGCAATGTTCAAGCACAATGCTCATCTCTACATTGCTGGACACCGCCACAACTGGGCGTTAGCGCAGCTTGAGAATGTTGAGCAGGGATACTGCTCGTGGCTTGCACGCGCGAAGGGCTATAAAGCAAACGATACCTACGCATTGGTAAAGGGCTATGATGAGCAGAACTTCGGTCATGCTATTCTCCAAGTTATTGATCCCAACGCACGCAACATTGAAGGCTTCACCCAGTGTTTCGTTGATGTCGAAACTGGTGCTGACTTCTTGAACTACTTGCGATCAAAAGATTAGTGAGGGGCCAGTCAAGTGGGAAGGAGGCGCTGCCGCTTACTTGACTGGCTCTAGCTACCCTCTGTCGCTATTTTCTGCGGCAGCGTTGTTCATGTGTTCCTGTATCAAGCCCACGCCTGTACGAATCATATTCAACAGTGCGTTTTGGTTCAAGCCATAAACACGGTATTCATCTCCTTCACGCACGCATAGCTCTGCTGCAATCTCTGGGTTGGCAGAGTGGCGTACATAAATTAAAATTTTCTCTGGTACATGCAAGTCATCGAGTGCTTGCATTGCTGCTGTCTGACGCATTTCCTTCCACCCAATAGAATCGTTTGGTATTTGTGCGATTTTGTAGAGACGGGATTCTGCCTCGATAGCGCGTTTGCGCCATTCTTCTAATTCAGTCATTGTTATCTTCTCTTAAATGAAAGAGGGGGCGCTCTCTGTTATAGCAGACCGTGGAGCGCCCCCTCCCTCTAACCATATCCCTGTTATGGAGAACCAGGGACACTTAATTGTTAACCGAACGGGATCTCGTCGTCAAGCGGATCCGGTGCTCGCTCGATTGTTTGTTGTGTATTATCACGCTTGTCGCTGAAGCTAAGAGACATATACTTCATGTCGTCTTTCTTCTTTGTCCAGCATGACACGCGACGATCTTTGAACGGCCCAGTAAAGTCTGGTGCTGTATCCTTGCCACGTTTGTCATTCACAAACAGGGTGCCTACCTTCTGGTAAATATCCATAATCTGTTTGCCATCCTTGGTAGAGGACATTGTGACGACAAGGTTCATCTCCTCGCCGTTGTTGTTTGCTCGACCAGACAGGATCATCTTCTGGCCTTCGCGTGGGGGAAATACTGCGCCCCGATCAGTGTTGTCGTATTGGGTCATTACCAACCTCCGTTTTCGCCTGAGTTATTTGCCGCATACTTGTTGTCGTGTTGCCCTAGGAACACATCGGCATTGAAACCAAGGTGCGACAATGCCTTGGTTAGCCCATCGGTTACTGCCATCTTGGGTGCGTCTTCAGCAAACTTACCCTTGCCAGCAGCATAGAATGTACGGCAACCAGAGAACGGGCCGAAGCTGTTCTCTCTGGATCCGTGCCAGACTGTGATGTTTGCGACACACGCAATCTCACCTGTGTCTGCATTGACGTAGTGCATGTCTGAGATCCACCCCCAGCCTTGCCCTACCGGACCAAATGCACGAGTTGCCTCGCGCACCTGATACATTGGATCAATACTTGTGAAGCTCCGCGATCCGAAACTCACCTTCTTCAGGTAGTTCTGATCCGAGTTCGATACTTTGTTCCATATCTCCATTGTGTCCATCATCGTTCTCCTTCCTTACGACTGTGATTTCAAGACGACTATTTTTGTACAGAAGTCTTACCGCTTCCTGTGGTGTATGAATCCACACGCTCCGCCAGCCAAGCTCGTATTCATTTCCTACAAGTTTGGTGAGGGGTTGTGCATCTTCACTAATAAGTGGATCACCCATCTGAGGACTCCTTTATGTTGATGCGAAGCGAACCGTTTTTTGCTCGCTTGATGTTGAGCGTGTCGCAATACACCTCACGCTCGTTGGTTGCGACCATTGCCTTCAGATCTTTTGCTGCTTGTGCATTTACACGGGCCGCTTCTTTCGTCGTAACATAGTCGTGAGCAATGCTGACGAAATGGTTGTCTGACGATGCGTCTCTGCTGATCATATCGTCAATAGGTGTTTGATTGATTGAGATGTTTATCTCGCTCACATTCTCCGGTGGTGCCTGGTCTGAGTAGAACAAGTCCCAGAACTCCTTGATGTGCACCATCATCTTTTCTAGATAGACCTCATCCTTGCTGACCTTCACATACTCATACCGAGAGTTGCCGAAGATGTTTGCAAAGTAGATTGCCTCCAAGTTTGCAACCTCGATGTATAGCTGAAGTTGCGGCATGTAGTTTTCTAGCTGCTTGTTCAGTGTGTTGAACTCGTTGGTATGCTTGCACTCCAATCCGTATCGAACTCCACGTTCAGTAAACACACCATCCAGCGTGCCTCGTAGGGGGATGTTGTTTCGATTGTAGTGGTATCGCTGATCCCTTTTTACTTCCACCTGCCTGTCTTTCTCGAACAGGCGCACGTTGAACTCCTCAGTCCAGATGCCGAGTTGCACTTGCAGCACATCAGAAAGATCTGCCTGTTCTGCTCGGCCCGTCTTCTCAAGCCATAGTTTGTGCCAATCGCCCTTCATGATGCGTAGTGCGTCACTGCCGCCGATTGATTTTAGTCGTGTTCGCTGGTCCATGTTGCCGCCTCCTTCACTTACGGTTTTATCAGAACTAGGTTTGGTGTCAAGCTGTTTGTCTAATAGTTATTTGCCTCAAACACAGCTTGTGCGAATCCCCTGGGCGTTGCCGATCTAATGTTTTTTGTTTTAGTTGACTTGCCTCCAAGCCTTGCGTGTTGATTGCTGTTGCCGAAGGACTGGCATTCAACTGGCTTCTTCGTTGGCATTGTAAACTTATCATTTGTCCAAAGGCATGTCTTTTTTGAGTATGCATCCCGTGGTGCTATGTATTCCGGCCATTTCGGATGCTGGTCATCCTCTGGCAAATAGCCACCATACTCAAAGGGGTGAAAAGAATAATCAGGCTTTCGCCACAGGCTTGAAAGAACTGACACAGGATTTTCTACAAAGTATGGACAGCCAAGATATTCTCCAAGCCAGCCACAAGCCATTGCATATGTGGTTGCTTCTTCCTGAAAGTTTGGATTGGCTTCGCGTTTCCTAGCAAACCAAGCCGCCCCAGACACAGCTAAGTCAGTGCAAACAGGAAAGCAAGACATGAACATAGCACGGCCATCATGAAACTTTGCAATCTCTTTAAGCGTTGATGGATTGTGAAGGTCTGCATGAAGGAAGTTTATGCCATCCTCTTGCGTATCCTCGTGAACAATATCATAGGCGTAGCACTCATACCCTGCATCACGCCAGGGCATAAGCGCAATTCCTGTATAATCATACAGACTTATTACATGCATTGATCAACCTTTCTTTTGCTTTCTCTGGTATGCGGATTAGAATCATTCCAATCCCGCGCGGTAACTCGCCCGCATCTATCTGCTCTTTTGTGTGAGCGATAGCTGCGTCGCAAGTTTCTACCGTCCAACCCTGACTAGCTGGATCCGTTTTGTCGCCGCGCGGCCTTTCTTTCTGGTTCTCCTCTATCTGCTTTTGCATGATCTCGTCACCGTGGATGACACGATACTGGTCACGCATGACAGTCTGGGTTGCCTTGATGCAGAGGCTTGGGCTGAACCAGAGACGCATGGTGTGTTCTTTGATGCACTGATCCCAGATCTTGTTGATTAAATCTACAAAGTATTCCTCTGTAGCTACCTTGGTGCTGATCCGTTCATTGATCACACGTCGGATCTCTCGGCAGTACTCTGCCATCGAGTCTTTGTTGCCCTTGATGTTGTTGGGTGGCATGTACAGCCTGTTCATCTTGCTGATGAAGTGTTGATATATCAGGCGTTCACGTCTATCAAAATCCATTGGTCTCTCCTTTCTTGTTCATGAGTTGCTCGGGGTCTTCATACTTCTCTGTCAGCTCGGCGTATTTGTTGATGCCATGCACAACAGATGTGTGATCCTTGTCGAACACACGGGCGATCTGAGACTTTGAGAACCCTTCCATGTGCATCATACTCCAGAACTCAAACCGTTTGAAGGCCAGCCACTGACCTCGACGCTTGCTGAAGAAAGCGTTGGTGTTGATGTTGTTTTTCTGACAGAAAGCAAACGCAGCAGTCTTGATGGATGACTGATGCTTCTGCCGGATCTTATCACTAGCCACTCCTGGTGCCGATCTGTTCAACACAATCACTTCTTCATCTCCGATGTTGATGACCTTCTGGTAGATCTGATCTGTTTCTTCGTTGTATATCCACACTGCCTTCGGCATTATTTTTCCTCCGTATCGATGAAGTCTCGTTTGTTTAGGTAATCATTTACAAATCGCTCGACTAGAACATCTGGCACAATCATGATCCACCTAGGCGATCCTGGCTCTGGATTGCCTTGCTTGTAGAACGCAATGTCTCTGCCCTCCAGCACCCTGAATGGTGAGGGAAAGCCCTTCTCCTTTCGATACTTAACCTCACTGATCAGCTTCAGATCCTTGAGTTCGATAACCAAGTCTCCTGCATACTCACCACCAAGAGACCCAGACAGGGGCTGACGTTTTACTTTGATGCCCCAGCTTTGGAACAGTTTCTCAAACCATTTCTCGTGGTATGTTCCTTTTGCTTTACTTTTGCTTGTCATTGCTGACACCCATACTTTCTTACTGGTTGTGCTAGATCATCTATCAGGCAAGCCCTACAGATGAGTTGGTTGGTAGGTGGCTCTACCTGTGTAAGTAGAACCACCCACTCATTGCTTGTCCGGTTGCAAGCCTCACATTGCTGGTCGGCTGCTTCCTTGAACTTGCGTTTCTTTTTAGACATCGTAGTCGAACTCGTTCTCGATTGAGATCAAGTCCATTTCCTCTAGCATCACAATGTCTGTGATCGGTGTACCGTCATGGATTCTTTCCATCTGTTCCGAGTCTAAGTAAACCTCGTACACCACTTTGACTGTTGCATTAGCTGGATTGGCTTTCATTTTATACTCCTTCGGAATGTATCTATCTTCCCAAGCCTGGATTGCTCTTCGTGTCCACAGTCCCTTGAACGTCTCACCTTTTGGTTCGAGGAAGATGTCTGCAAACGACTCAATGTCGTTGGGGGTTCCAAACAGTGGCCCCAACATTTGTGGCGTAACCTTTACGTCTTCCATGGATCTCCTCCAAAGATTCCCTTCACCACATTGTCTGAGTATTCTTGTGGGTTCTGTATCTCACGCTGACGCTTGAGCACATCATTGGCAAGCCTGACTCTCAGGTTGTGCTTGATAAGCTCTGACACCTTGCCACCATCTTCATCTGCTTGATCGAGATAATAAGCAGATGTAGCATACACCTGACCCAGAAGCATTTTGGTTTCTGGGATGATTAATGTGATTATTTCTTCCAGGGTTAGAGTTGTTATCTCCCCCTCATCGTGAGCAGCAACTTCACGCATCCGTAAAATCACAGCTTCCAGAACATCATCATAAGTAAGCATTATTTTTTCCTCCAAATCATATAAGTGCCATCACCCTGTTGGCGGGCAATGATTTTTTGATCATGATCGTAGGCCCAATTTCGGATCCTCGCGACTTGCCTCGGGCTGAGAGGCGCAAGAGCGTCTCCGACTTTCATTATGCGATAGAGCGCCATGTGTTTGCTCAGTTTTTGCGGCATTGGGTGGTTTCGTAGGATTTTCATTTCCTTCTCCTTTGGTTATGGGGCGTTGACCACAGCGTCCGCCCTCACTGGGCGGGGCGGCGCTGTGGACAACCCCTACTCTGCTGCTATTGCAGTCTGTTGTAATTGGTCGCAGTAGCTGACTGCTTTCTGTGCTTCAGCCATAGCCTTGAGCAATGCTTTCGGGCTGTCGGTAACAATCTGCTTCCAATGGTTGATATACTTGGCGTGGTCCCTTGTTGGTTCGGGTTCCAGGCCAAGCCTTACTGAGAGCAGAACGCTACCAAGCTCTGCAATCAATTCCTCATACGCATACTTCTCTTTGATGTGTATCTCCTGCAAGCGATCGAGCCTAGACGGGTGGCCCGTCCAGTGGATGTGCTCGTGCAGTAGTGTGCTGTAAAAGTTTTGCGTAGCTGTGGCATCTTTTGTGTCGATGAATAACCCTGCTTTTGGCATACATATCTTGTCAGAGACAGGCGTATAGTATGCAGACGTGCCTTCAAAATCGATGTCTGATTCAAGATTGATAATGTATTCGTCTGCAACACTCTGCCAATCAATCTCTGTGTCGGCAGTTTGTTGTTCGGGTTCCTCGTAGTTTATGGTCTGCGAGTAGTTGAACACTGGTGTGATTTTGACGTATGCGAACTTTTTGTCTGTGTCTTCGTCCACACCCGTGTTGTAGAACACAACTCGTGATGTAGATTTTTCACCCTTCCTGACTGGATTGCCTGCAAGTTTCCATTGCTTGTAGGTTGCCCAGTCTCCGGTCGGACACGCGCTGTGGTATCCATCAATCATCAGGCCGAACACATTCGAGCCTGTGTATTCTTTTCCTGTGACTGCGTTCTTGGGCCAGTGCAAGCCTTTGCCCGCACCAATCCAGGGCTTTACCCAGTTTCCATCTTCAGCCTTGTCTAGGCTGTCGATGAAACTCTGCATCATATTCTGTTCATACTCTGATTTTTTCATTGGTTCCTCCTTCCAAAAATCACCAATACCGTTTTATTTCACGAATTTATTCACAGGTCAAACTGTTTTTTTCCTTTTAAAATTCGCGAGGCGAAGCCGAGCGCGATTTTTTTGGCAGTCATAGCGCCAGTCCCATCATTACCACTAGGGCAATCAGTCCGGCTGTGGCAATCGCGGATATAACTTCGTCTAGCATAGCGTTCTCCTTCTGTTTTGGTTGGACGGGGCCGAAGCCCCGCCCGATGGTTGTTACTTCTTGCTGCGACGCTCGTAAGGTGCGCGGGTGGTAACTGATGCGTGAACCTCGATGGCTGCTTCAAGCGCCACGTTCAGTTCGTCAATCTGGTTTTTGCACCGTTCAATCTGCTTCTCAAGCCTCATCTGGCTCATCCGCTCGATGCCTTTCTTGTTTTCTTCGGTCATGTCATCAAGCTCAGCGACCTGGTCTGCAAGCTGTTTAGAGAGCCATTCGATCTGGTTATCAAGATTGTAGCAAAGGCCGCGAGCCATTTGCGACTGCAAGAAGCCATCTTCAAAAGACAGCACATAGTTGAGTTGAGCTTCTTGGATGTGGCCGAAGAAGGTGGTTTTAGCTTTGGTGTTAGACATGATTCTACTCCTTAGTCTGTGGTCAGGACTATCCTGACCTTACGCGCACAAACAAACCGACCAGCGACATGAGGTCTAGCGTAGCGACCCCCCAACACGGTCGGCGAGCGCAGCGAGCCGAGTGGTGCGGGCGGGGGGTAGACCACATGGAGAGGGGCGGTATGTTTAGTGCAAGTAGGGCAGAGATAGTCATGACCACAGACTAAGGAGTAGGGCCATACGCACCAAACAACCACCGCCGGAGACCGCAGCCAAGATGCACATAGCCCTTATTATTCCTGTATTCTTGATGCTTCTCTTGCAGCTATGCAAGGGGTGTTGCATAATTGCAGCTTGATTTAGGTAGACAAACCCTCTTAAACTCCGCTTATGAGGCAACCTCAGTTGCTTCATATAGGACCAAGTGTTGAGCAAGGATATGGCAAACATCAAGAAGTCAGATAATGGTTTGACACCGAAGCAGAACGCTTTGGTTGAACACCTCGTAGCTAATGGCGGGACCATCAAGGAAGCCGCGCAAGCGGCGGGTTATGCAGAGGGTGAAAGCGGAAGAGTGAGTGCTTCCAAGGCTTTAGCCCTCCCCCACGTGCAAGCCTATATGCAGCAGAGGGTACGGGATCAGTTGGGTGTGAAAGCTACCCACGCACTCCATAACGTGACGAGACTCGCCAGCACAGCCAAGAGTGAGTATGTCCAGCTTGAAGCCTCGAAAGACCTCCTGGATCGTGCTGGTTACAAGGCTCCTGACAAGCACATGCATCTGCACGCTGGGGACATTCGAGTTGAGATCGATCTTGGTTGAGGGGGTGGGGGCCGGAAAACTGTGGTGGGTTGTTGCAATATAGTCCCATACAAACATTATTGCTCAAAAAGGCTCGATGAGTTAAACTGACCGCATGAACGAGATTCTGGACAAGGCTTACAACACCGTGAACGCTGCTATTTTAGAGCGCGGCGAAATAAACACGGAAGATGTACCCCCTGAGCTTCTTGCCTATTTGCGCGAGGGTTTGCGGGATGTTGATGCTGAATATGTTTCTGATGGAAACTTCCCCTACCCACTTCCTGAGTTTATTGGTGGCTTGCTGGTTGACGAGGATCGGATCTACTTTGAGGACTATGTTGACATCCGCTTGCCTTCAGAGGATTTCGATGCTGGTGACATACCTGAGGTGGAGTATGAGGATGATCCCATGCTAGATACTGGCCCCTTGTCCACCCGACGCAAGGTTCGCCTGGATGCAATGCTAAAAAATTTTTTTGGCGAAAAAGGCTCTGAGTAATGGCGCGCGATCCAAAACTTGTACGCGCTGGTGTAAAAGCATATAATAAACCCAAGCCTACCCCAAACCACCCAACCAAATCTCATGTTGTGGTGGCAAAGGTAGGTGATAAAACCAAGCTGATCCGTTTTGGGCAGCAAGGTGCTGAAACTGCTGGCAAGCCTAAAGAGGGTGAGTCGGAGCGTATGAAGAAGAAGCGGGCCAGCTTCAAGGCGCGCCATCGTAAAAACATTGCCAAAGGCAAGATGTCTGCGGCATACTGGGCTGACAAAGTTAAGTGGTGAATTAAATGGCGCGTACAATTAGTGATATTAAAAAGGATATGGAAGCTCAATATAAGCAGTTCATGCAAGACATCCGTCTTTCTGCTGGCAAAGGGGCAACCAAAAGCAAGCAAGCTACAAACAAAACAACGGGCATGATTCGTGCCGAAAAGAGCACACGAAAGATTTCCGAGCTTTCAAAAGAGCTTCGTGACTTTCCTAGGTTGCCAAAGTCTACGGTTCAACGATCCAACAAGATCAACACAGAGGTTGCTGAAAAGGTTCGTTTGCCAGATGTTAAGGTTACAGGCTTCCGTCCTACACTGATCCCAATGGACAAGGTTAAGGGCGAGTCTGATGGCAAGAACTACAATGTTGGTGTATCACAGGGTGGTGTTTCCTTCCGTGAGGCTTTTGCTCACTTCCGTAAAAAGGGCGTGAAAGAGTTTACTTGGAACGGTAAGCGTTATCACACACGCACAAAGGAAGAAGAAGCAAAGAAGAAAGAAGAAGCAAAGCGTGGCTCAAAGACTGATCCTTCTGCCGCAGCAAAGCGTCGTCGTCGTCAGTCGGGTAAGGTTGGAACGTAAGGTTAATGGTGATTTAGATGGATTTTAAGCTCACAGATTCTAAAAGTTTGCTTAAGGCTGTTCAGAAAGATTTTGCAGGTTCTGTTGAGGACAAAGCTATGGGTGTTTCTGGTATGGCAACAGGCTCGAATGCTGGCTCTATAAAGGATATGACGAAGGGTAAACTTCGCCGTATGTATGAAATTGGTCAAAAGCGTATTCGCGGTGAAGTAGAAGAAGCACGTAAAAAAATTAGAGCGATGGATGTGTCTGCTGAAAAGAAGCGCGAACTTGATCGCGGTCTTGGTAAGCGGGGTCTTAAAGTTGATCGTGAGTTTAAAAGTCTTCTGGGGTTTAAAAAATAATGCCTAACGTAGCTGGAAAAAAATTCCCATACACCCCTGCTGGCATGAAGGCTGCTAAAAAAGAGCGTGATGCCAAAAAGAAGCAAAAGAAGTCTCTTATGAAAGGTTACGGCAAATGAAGTTGTTTATTATGGTTGAGCCTGGTGTTGTTGAAGAATATAAAGGCCCGCACGTCTCCCTGCCTGATGGCAGCTACAAGTCCGGCACTTGCCTGAGTGGTGAGAGCCAGAACCTGTTGAAAGAAGAGCAGGTAGAAGAGCGTGGTCACAAAATCAAGAAACCAGCACCGCGCGCAAAGAAAACCGAACTTAAGGTAGATGCTGGCGGTAACATCTAATGGCTGTCAACGAGGCAGGTAACTACACCAAGCCGCGCATGCGGAAGAACCTGTTTGAGAAGATCAAGCGTGGTGGCAAAGGTGGTTCGCCTGGGCAGTGGTCTGCCCGTAAGGCTCAGATGCTTGCTAGAGAATACAAAGCTCGTGGAGGCGGCTATACTAACTGATGAGACCCTCGCAAAAGTCTTTACGCGATTGGACTAAGCAGAAGTGGCGCACCAAGTCGGGCAAGCCCTCGACTCAAGGTAGCGAGGCTACTGGTGAACGCTACTTGCCGGAAGCCGCGATAGCGGCGCTCTCCGACAAGGAGTATCAACGTACAACGGCAAGAAAGCGTGCGGCTCGTCGTGCTGGCAAACAGTTTGCTGCCCAGCCCAAAGATGTTGCAAAGAAAACGAAGAAGTTCCGATGAAACTTACTGAGAAGCAGCTTGCAGATGCTATTGAGTTTGTGCGTGCGAATGTTCGCAAGTATCAACAGCCTATGCCTCACACTGTTGCTCGACGGAAGAAATTAGAGAAAGGAAGGAAGAAATGAGCTTTTTACACACCCTGAAAGATGAAGAACGTCGCGTCCTTCGGACGATTGTAAAGAAAGTCCACTTCAAGCATTACCCGAAAGAGTTTTGCACCGACTACGAAGCAGATAAGATGATTGCAGTTATCGGCCCTGAGACTGTCGAGAAGCTGCTCAAAGTCGGCAAGGACATGAAAGTTGACGACATTTAAGTACAAACCCGATGGGGATGTCCTCAAGGAGTTTATGAAGGATGATACCTTTTTCCGAGGAATCCGTGGGCCTGTGGGGTCAGGTAAGTCGGTGGGATGCTGTGTGGAGGTCTTCCGGCGTGCCTTGCAGCAGGAACCTAATGAAGACGGTATCCGGCGTAGTCGCTGGGCCATCATTCGTAACACCAACCCGCAACTGCGAACCACTACAATCAAAACATGGCTTGACTGGTTCCCCGAAGAAAGCTGGGGCAGATTCCAATGGTCTGTCCCGTATACCCACCACATAAAGCAAGGCGACCTCGATCTAGAGGTTATCTTCCTAGCGTTAGATCGACCAGAGGATGTAAAGAAACTCCTCTCACTGGAATTGACAGGCATCTGGATTAATGAGGCTCGTGAGATCTCTAAATCTATTATTGATGCTTGTACAATGCGTGTCGGGCGTTTCCCGTCGATGCGCGATGGTGGCCCGACATGGACGGGTGTGATCGCGGATACTAACGCTCCAGAGGAGGATCATTGGTGGCCCATAATGTCAGGCGAGGTTCCAGTCCCAGATCACATTCCGGCAGAAGAGGCAAGGATGTTGGTCGCACCCGACAACTGGAAGTTCTTCACTCAACCCGCAGGGATGAAAGAGAGAAAAGACGAGAACGGCAGCGTGATCGACTACTCCCCAAGCGAGAAAGCAGAAAACCAAAAAAACATGCTGAAGAGCTACTACTCGAATCTGATACGAGGCAAGACGAAATCGTGGATCGACGTATATGTGATGAATCGCCTTGGGAGTATAAATGATGGAAAGCCGGTATATAATATGTTTGCGCCAGATATGCACATTGCTAAAGAAGAAATCCCCGTGGCTAGTGGTGTTCCTGTTTATGTTGGCCTGGACTTTGGTCTTACTCCGGCTGCTGTTTTCGGACAGCGGGTTCGGGGTCGCTGGTTAATTCTACAAGAGATTGTGGCGTTTGATATGGGCATCGTCCGTTTCTCGGAGTTGTTGAGGCAGGAGATTGCCACACGCTATCAGGACTGCGATGTAAGTATCATTGGGGATCCTGCTGGTGACTTCCGTGCTCAAACAGACGAATCTACCCCCTTCCAGATCCTTCGGGGTGCTGGTCTGGTAGCACGTCCGGCAAGCAGCAATGATGTGTCTCTACGCATCGAGGCTGTGGCTGGCACGTTGAATCGTATGGTGGATGGCAAGAGTGGTATTCTGATAGATCCCCGTTGCCGAGAACTCATTAAAGGTTTTGAGGGTGGTTATGGCTATAAACGCCTTCAGGTGTCTGGTGAGCGTTATGACGAAAAACCTGATAAAAATCGTTTCTCTCACATTCATGATGCGTTACAATACTTAATGCTTGGTGGTGGTGAGGGCAGAGAAGTTCTCGGAACAAGGCCAGCTAAAGTTATTAATGCCAGCCGTGACTTTGATGTATTTAATAGGAAGCCAAAGTCGCAACGCAAAAGTTTTTGGAGTCGGATGTAATGAGTATTGGAAAAGCATTAAGGCGTGCAGTTACACCGCCTAGGCAAGTTAGAACAGCACTTAAGCGTTTAACGACCGCACCCGCGCCTAGTTATAAGGTTAATGGCTATGACTATGGGACCAAAGAGCGATACGACCGACTTATGAAGCAGGAGGCTGATCGTCAAAAAGAACTGGAAAGGGAGAGGTCAGCTGAGCAAGCGCAAGCTGTAGTCGATGCTGGCGGTGATCCTCGCATTGCAGAGAGGATGGAGCAAGAGGCTGAAATTGCAAGGGCAGAGCGTGATGCGGCTACGCTAGCTGCATCTCGAGCAAAACGCACTACAGGAAACTTGCGTCGCCTTGGGATAGCGGAGCAGATAGCCGAACCCATTACAGGTAGCATAAGTGCTCGAACTAAGGTTCAACAGTCTACTGATGCTGCCAAGACTGAGGCAATCGAAAAGCAAAAAACCTTAGAGCAAGAGCGTATTCAAGAGGCACGGATTCAATCTCTCCTTGATCCGGTTCGCACTCGTCGTCGTAAGGCCGCTACAGAAACAGCAGATGCTATGCGTGCGGGCCGTGGTCGTGCCTCACTCATGCAGAGTCAACGTGGCGGTATTGGATTTTACTCCCGCCTTTTTAATCGGTAAGAGATATGAAACTTGAAACAGCGAAACATTACATCCGAAAGTATGAAAAAGCTCGGACACACCGCACAACTTTTGAAGACCTGTTTCAAGAGTGCTATGACTTCTGCCTTCCGCAGCGTGAAGGATTTTACTATGAAGCTCCTGGGCAACGCCGCGACGACCGCATCTTTGATGAAACCGCAGTCGTCGGTGTCCAAGAATTTGCTTCTCGCCTACAGTCTGGTCTGGTACCTAACTTTGCTCGTTGGGCTGACCTTCTTAGCGGTAGCGATGTTCCTGTTGATGAGCGTGATGAAATTGATAATCGCCTTGATGAAGTTACCGAGTACATTTTTGAAGTCTTGAACGCAAGTAACTTTGCTCAAGAAGTTCACGAATCCTTTATGGATCTTGCTGTCGGCACAGGTTGTTTGCTTGCAGAAGAGGGTGATGCGGTAAACCCAATCCGATTTTCTGCAATTCCCCTGCCTAAAGTTGTTCTAGAGAACGGCCCCGATGACCGGATTGATCATGTGTATCGTGAACGCGAGGTTCGCTATCAAGATATTACTGTTGTTTATAAAAAGGCAAAGCTCTCCCCGAAGCTGAAAGATCTTGTATCTCGTGATGGAGATGGTAAATGCAAGATCCTAGAAGTTGTTTGTCGTTTGTACGACAAGCCAAATGAGGAGCGTTACGGTTACTATGTGATCGACCGCGCTCACGGAGAGATGATTTATGAAGAAATATTTACAGGCATTGGCAGCAACCCGTTCATTTGCTTCCGATGGTCTAAAGCTGCTGGTGAAATCTATGGGCGTGGCCCATTGGTCAGTGCGCTTTCCGCAATCAAAACTACCAACCTTACAGTCCAGCTTATCCTTGAAAATGCACAGATGGCAATCTCTGGTATCTACCAAATGGATGACGATGGCATTATCAATGTGGACACTATTAATTTGGTTCCAGGAACAGTCATTCCAAAGGCTCCTGGATCTGGTGGTCTTCAGCCTGTTAATGCTGCTGGTCGTTTCGATGTTGCCAATCTTGTTCTGAACGACATGCGTCTGAACATCAAGCGTGCGTTGTACAATGACATGCTTGGCGATCCAAACCGCACCCCTGCTACTGCTACTGAGATTGCAGAGCGTATGGCTGATTTGAGCCGTCGGATTGGTTCTGCATTTGGTCGCCTTCAGGCAGAGCTTGTTTAGCCTTTGATG